TTTAACATTACCATGTTTATCTATAGTAACTGTCATCTGACCACCTTCCATACCATCAAGAAGCTTATCCATATTATCATCTCCACAACTACCTTGCTGTTTCTTTTTATCTTGAGCTTGTTTGAGTTGATCATAATAATATCTAGATCCTGCTCTTCTGTCTAGATTAAGATACTCATAGTCATTTATATCTATACCACCTTCAGGTAACCAGTGTCCATCTATATACTGATTGATTTCCATGTCCATTGCAATGTTAGCCAACTTCTTATCACTAAACATAGTAAAGGTTGTAAGATGTTGAAATGCAATATGCAGTAATTCATGTTTTAATAATCCCAATTTATGTTCTTCTGACAAATCAGTCCAGAACTTTTCATTAATCATCAATTGAAAATTAATGCCATTTTTACATACACCTGCAGTTGGTAGTCTATCACTCCAACTTTTGTGTAACATTAATAAAAAGAAACCATAATAGGGTTCCTTTAACATCAAGTCTTTTGATGTTTTACTCAGTGAATCTTGTCTATTCATTGTATTACGTTTACTTGGATGTCTTTAAATTTAAAATCAAGAGCTTTAAAGGTTCTCTTATTTTCCTTAATCATTTCTTCAATAAGTAACTCTACTATCCATGGCTTTTTACTACGAGTTATGTGATTTAACCATTTATTTTTATATTTTAAATCTAGTTTTGATTTTTTTAATGTAGCCTTTTTATTACGAATTATAATTGCAATTTTAGAGTTTACCTCCTCCCACTCTGCAATACATGGTCTACCGTATAACCATAAAAATAATATTTCTTGTTCATAGTCAATATGCGCAGTATCAGGGTCACTTAAATTTACAATTGCTTGCATAGCCATGTAATGATTATCTTTATCACTTGATTGCAGCATAGTCAGTAAGTTCTTTAAAACTTCTTTATTCATATTTTTCCTTTATAAAATCTTCCTAAGATATTTCCATTTAAATAACAATCATTTTCTAAAACTTCATGTTGAAACTGAGCTTTAGTTTCTTCATATGTAAGTTCTGCTTTTGAAAAACAAATCTTAAGTATTAATCTATCTACATAAATACCATCTTTATGTGCTTGTTTTATTTCTTTATTGCTACTGAAATAGTTTTTATAAGCAAGCTTTTTAATCACTTCATATTTCTTTTTTCTTTTATCTGTCACTTTAGCTAAAGCTTTTTTACCAAAATTCTTTTTTCTATTTGAGTAAAAATTCTTTTTACCTATATATAAATACTCTTTTCCATCTCTTGTAAATCTCATTTTATAAATAAAACCTACTGCCCCCTCTGGTATGAGCTCATCTTCAAAAGGTATACGCTCAAAATCACCATTAGATTTAATCCACCATCTTTCTATAGATTCTTTTACTCTAGTTTTTAAATTTTTCATTTTGTTCTTTAATATGTTCTTCATGTAATTTACGCAATCTTGCTCTTACTTTAGATTTTAATCTAGTATCAAGATTTGTTTTATCTACCAACCATTGCAAGTAATTTTTATCTTTTATTCTTCGTATTTCTTTTCCTTTATATTTTCCAAAGGGTAGTGTAATAACTTTATATGGATATGTTTTTGTAGACTTATTACCCCATTTAATTTCTATAAACTTATAAGCTCTACCTTTATCCCTTAAAACTTTACCAGAATCTAAATTTTTTTTAATTCTAAATTCAGAAATTTTAAGCATTTGACTGGCTAAACGTACACTTTCATATTGGTTTCCTGTAAGAACATCTCTTACACATATCATTTCTCCTTTTAACCTCATATCATTTTTTTTAATAGAGGTAATAAAACCTCTCTAGTTTTAGTAAGACCGTGAACTTTAATAGAATCAGATAAATCTTTCTCCATATCTAAAATTACATAATCAAAATCATATTTTTCTTTATATCTTTTCATAGACCTAATACCTGCTTCATCATTATCAAACAAAACAAATATTTTTTCATACTTTGGTAGTATACTCTTAAGCATGCTTTCTGGTATTAAAGTATTTTCACTATCTGGTGCAATTGATTCTGCATCATTTAACTTAAGTCTATTAAAAGCCATTAAATCTTTTAGTGAAGATGTAATCACAAGATATTTTTTATCATATTTTAATTGATCAGATCCTTGGATGTAGTTCTTAACTTTTATAAACTTCTTATCAGAAACTTTAGGTTGATAAACTTTATATAAGCTGCCATCATCTTTAAAATAACCATATATGCTAAGACCTTTAATAGTAATAGAACTTTCTTTACCATCAGCATCTTCTTTAGTCATTACATAATATTGCAATGGAGCCACATTATACTTCTCAAGTAGTCTAGAACCAATATCAAATTTAGTCCAATACTTTTGATCAACTGTTGTCCAGTGTCTTATTTCATAATCAGTTACCTTATATCTACTATGAACTTTGTATTCTTTTATAGGATTACAATCATTATTTAATACATATTCATTATAATCTTTCATAATTTTTACAGCTGACTGTTCACGAGTAACTCCAAATAAAATTTTTACCAGCTCAATAGAATCACCACCGTTTCCAGAAGAAAAATCTTTAAAAGAATATCTTCCTGTACTAGTATTAAGATAAATACACATTGAAGGAGTTCGCTCTCTTGTGTTAACTATAGATTTTATTTTTACATCTTGACCATCTAATTTTTCAGAAAGACCTAAATAATACTCAAAGGGCCATCCTGTTGGTACATCTTTGAAACTAGAAATTAAATTCTTTGTTGAAATCATAAAATAGTTTTAAACAATAAAGGGAGAACATAAATTACATTCTCCCTTCACTATATTAATAAATAATATGAAAGTTAGTCTAAATTAAAATCAGAACTAGTTTTCATAGGAATTGATAAATCATCATCATTACCAAAAGATTCAACTGGCTTGTTCTCAATCTTTCTTAAATGTTTAGATTCATCATATTGAAGTATTGATTCTGCCTTTGGGGCATAACCATACTTTTTGTTTTGTGCTTTTGCAAACCAACAGTCATATGCTATATAACCTGATTTGTTTTCATACTCTTTACCTGCAAGACAAGTGTGTAAATATTTATCTTGATAAGGTGCAGTATCATTGAATGCTTTTACAAAGTCTTCAATTGTTTCATGTTGGTTATCTTGTTCAGCAAACCACTCATTAATATCAAGAGCATTAGATAAGTTTTTTAAGAACATTAAAATAGATCTATCTCTTTGAATTTTAATTCCTGATTTAGTTTCTCCATCAGCAAATGCATATTGACTAGCTTTTACTCTACCAATTTGTCCTTCATAACGTCCTTTACTTTCATCATCTCTATCTTTAAGAAAACCATCAAAACCTTCTATTGGTTTAGTTTCCATTTCTAACATTAAATGATAAGCCCCCTCTATAAATCTGAATTCATCAAGTCTTACACTGTTAATTTTTAATTCATGATTACCAGGAGCAATTGTTTTAGGCATCCCACTACCACCTTCTGTGGTTAAATCTGTTGTACTTAAAGCCATTTGATTTTTTTTTAATTGTTAATAATTACTATTTATATATTTTATTCCAGTGAGTTTTTATCTCACCTTTTTCATTCATTTCAGAAATTACTATCTCTTCATTTCTTAAGTGGTCAGGTCTAGCACCACATGTTACACCATCATTGTTTTTAAAATTAACAATAGTTTGGTTACCTTTTCTATACATATAACCTATGGCATCTGCATTTGCACATATCAAAGATTTTATCTTACCTGTAAGGTCAATATTGGCAGCCATAACCATTTCTCCCTTATCATCTACAACTTTATCTTTTATGTGTCCGGACAAAATAATATGAGGCGCTAATGTATCAATAAAATCTAAAACTTGAAAAAATGCCTGACGAATATATAAATATCCAGCACCATTTGCAAGAGTTGTTACATTATTACCATCATAATTTTTACCCATAGGTGTTTTTTTATACAATTTTATAGCTAACGGCATAACCATAGATTCTAATGCAGTTACTGTATCTACTGTAACATAATCATAAGGTTTATCTGCATCTTTTATGGCCTTACCTGCATCAAGAAGCTCTTGTAAGTTATCAATTTTAACTTTTAATGCTTCTACATACTCACTGCCGTTCTCTAAGTCCAATATTAAATTGTTCTCTAAGCCTGCAAATGCTGTAGTTTTACCTGTTTTAGGTTTACTATAAATTATTAATCTCTTAGGATTAATTCTTTCTTTCTTTACTTTTTTTGTTGGAAGTACTATACTCATTTTATTTTCTTTTCTATTTTTTCTAATGCTGAGGCTATTCTATCCAAAGTATTTAACCAGTCTGGAAAGTTTTTTACCTCTTCTTTTTTTATATCATCCGTTTCCCAAGGAACATAATTAGGATCATCTTCCTCTTTCTTCTTTAACCCTACATCAAGATATTCTTCAGTAAAGTTTGGAAAGTCAGCAGGTTTAGTCTCCACTTCTTCTTTAGGAGGATTTTTTAAATAATCTTGATAAGTATTATAAGGTACTTCTTTACCTGTTTTCTTATCAATAGCAACTAGTTCTTCAATAGGTACAATATATACTTCATAATCATTACCTGATTTACTTGTTTTTTGTTCTAAAGGATATTCTTCTGTATAAAAAGGATTAAACTTTAGTTTATACAATGTATGTGTTGGATCTTCTGATACAGCATTAAAATCACTAAGTTCTATATAAATATCTCTTCCTTGTTTTAATTCATTAGGGAAGAATTGCATTTTTAAAGGTTCTCCCGGAGGGGCCCATGCAGACTTAGCAATAAAATATGGATCAGGAATCTTCAACCTTTTAAATGTAGGCAAGTGTGTTGCCATAAGAATTTTAGTATTCTCTTGTCTTTCAGTCATATTTTAATTTTTGTATTTGTTTGAATATTACCAGGTGTATTCATTTCTACTATTCTTATAGTATCCCTATCTAATCTAAAGAAGCTCATTCTAGTATCTCCATTTCTACATTTTAAGAAATGAAATACAAGAGTTTCTGGATCAATGATTTGAAATCTTTCAGGTCCATAATATCTAATCTTTCTAGCAGCTGGTTTATTAATACCAAGTACTATATCAGCATGTTGCAATAATGCATCAGCACCAAATAAATCAGAATCTAAAACATAATTACCATAAGTACCTTCCATGGCACGTTTAGGATCATCAATGTTTCTGTTTAATTGACTTAAAATTACAAAGGTTAAGGGATAGGTTCTTTTCATATAGGTAAGTGCTTCACCTAGATTATATAACATTTCAAATCTATCTTTCTCAGTCTTATCTCTTTTAAATAAAGCTGAGTGATCTACTGTGACTAAAAGTTTTGGATATACCTTTTGTCCATTAACTTCTTTTACATTAGTTTTAAAATGATAATCTATACTAGCACAGAATTCATTAACAGTACATGGTCTATAAATAGAAAACACTCTATTATTTTTATTTAATGTACTTGTATATTGTTTACATTTATTATAAATATCTTCTTGTAAAGGTTTATACTTACTATGTAAAATACCATAGTCTTTTTGAGTTATAGCAGAAAATGCTCTCATACCAAGAGTTTTCTCAGGCATCTCAAATTGAAACTGAAGAACTTGAAAGTCTTGATCTTTATTAAGAGCAATAACTTCTGTAACAAGTTGTTCCATAAACAAAGTTTTACCTACACCGGGTCTAGCCCCAACAACAGTTAGAGTGTTCCATTCTAAACCATTTAGTGTAGCATCATTAAACTTTGGCCATGCTGTTGTAAGACTTTTAATTCTACCATCCATTCTGCCTCTCATTTCTAAGAGAGCTTTTTCATAAGCACGCACTTTACTGATAGCCTTTAAAGGCTTTGCACTATTAAACTGTTCCAAATTATACTACTTTTTCTTTGAATATATTTTCTTCATCAGAGCCACCATCATTTAACATGTCGCAATAGGTAGCTAAATCAGACTCAAAAGATTTATCTGAGTTTTGTTTTCTAATAAAGTATTGAGAGGTTCTCATGTATTCATAATTCTTTAATTTATATTCTTCAACATACTTAAATGTTGCTTCTAATATTGTTTTCCAATCATAATCAAAAGTATCAAAAAACCATCTAAAACCCGATTCTAAATTTTTAAGATTAGTCCTTGCATACTTACCGCTTCTAAGTTTTTTAACAGGAAATATTGAATTATACTTTTTGATGTAAATATCAAATTTATCTCCCATTAAATCCTTAGAAGTTTTCTTTTTACTTTTTCTAAAATAAGAATTTAATTCCTCCATAAAGATAATACTTTTACTGGTTAATTGCAATTGATCATTTAACCAATTATCTGCTATTAACTTATGTATTTCTAAATCAGAATTAGCTAAAGTTTTAGATACAGAAAGCTTCTCTTTTATACAATGTAATACATACAAAGAATTAGGAGTTAATTTTTCTTTTATTAATTTATTAAAGATTTCATTCATACTACCAAATTACTGAAAAATTATAATTGTTTTTTAATATCTTACTAATTTCATTAAATATATCCTTACAATCCCAAACTTGTCCTTTGTTATATACAGCGCTTGCTGGATGACTTATAAAAAATTTATAATTCACATCATTTACAGCATCACTCCATTCATGGGCTTGCTTGCCCATATATACAAATACCATCCCTGTATGAGCAAAGGTTAAATAATCAAATAAATAAGCTAGAAAAGGCTTCCATATTGTATAATGTTGTCCTATTTTACCTACAGTAGTTGTAAGTGCAGTATTTAACATTAGCATGCCCTGGTTAGCCCATCTTGTAAGATCCGGATCATGTGATTGACCTACACCATCATACACAGTTCTATTAACTTCATTTAAAATAAATCTTAAACTTGGTTGTTGTTCCATAGTATTTTTGCAACTAAATGCTATACCATCTGCTACTCCTAACTTAGGATAAGGATCTTGTCCTACCATAATAACTTTAAGTTCATTATAAGGGCATTCCTCAAAAGCTCTAAATAGCTGACTAAGTTTTGGAGTAAATCTTTTACCATCTTTTGATAATCTTACTAATTGCATAATAATGTTTTCAAAATCACTGCTAAATATAAAAGATTTAAGAGGTTTAGCCCAACCGGATGGTTCAAGCTTTTTAAATAATTTTTGTTTAATTTCTTCTATGTCTATAGTTTTTGTCATATTTTGTTTATATTTATAAAAAATTTAATAATGGAAAGCAAAAAAATAAAAGAGTTAAAAGAAGATGCAATATTAGAAGTTAAAGTTAATAAAACTTATTATCAAATGTGCAAAGCTTCTTTGTTTACTGTTTTTAAAGATCTTTATGATAAATCAGGAGACCCTGATAAATTTGTAAAAAACATTGTATCAAAAGATTACAAAGATATGACAGATCATGAAAGACTCTTTTATACTTTAAGCCTGCTTGTTGGTGAAATTGAAAAACAAGGTCTTGAACAAAAAGCTTTTGTTGATAAAGAATTAAA